TGCCATGTCTTCCTTTGGCAGAATGTTTACCCCAGGTAAGATATCATTTGATATGAGAGAACTATGTAATAAATGGTCTCAAATTGAAGAACAACCACCCCGTGGTGATTTGTATGAAGTTGATCGTTATTTTTTAGAACTTTGGAAAAATAGAGAACAATGAACTTAAGCCACGTAGCATTACTTCTAATCCCAATAATGTTTGGACTTGTCATATTTTTTGTAGCAGTTCTTACAGATCAATGATGTTACAATTTGCTAGATTTTGTGGTGTTGTACTAAACAACCCATATGGATTAGGATTACTCTCATCTATTTTAGTATTTGTTCCCATCTTAGGAATGTGGGCTGTCCACAAATATGATTGGCAACATTGGGAACCTTTTGTAAAAAAACACCCATAGATAATATGAACCTCCTTCTCCGATCACATCAAAACGTAAATGATCCAGTTTGGAGTGTTATTTTTAGTATTATCATTCTCTTAATTGGAGTCGGTTATTATGTCTATACAATTTTAAATTACGATGATGGAAAAAACGATGCCCAGGAATCAAATCACGAAAATTGATATGCTCGCAAGAGTATACAAAGTCAAAACCTCTCTTTACGATGGAAAACAAAGTGATAAGTCAGCTGAATGGCATGATGGTGCTCATAAGGCTTTAAATGATGTGCTTAACATCCTTGACGAATTCAGAACCTAATGCTAAAGTCATTGACATGAAATATACTCATAATTATATGAAGATCTTCCTAGATACTGCTGATACTAATATCATCAACGAATACTTTAAAACTGGTTTGGTGGATGGTGTGACTACCAATCCAACATTGATCATGAAAAGTGGTCGAGATCCAGAAGATGTGTATCAAGAAATTAAAGATCTTGGTGTTCGTGACATCAGCATGGAAGTGGTTGGTGATGAAGGTGAAATGTATCGTGAAGGCAAGCGTCTTTATGAAAAATTTGGTGATGTATGCACTGTAAAAGTTCCTTGCACTCGTGAAGGACTAGCAGTTTGTAAATCACTCTCCGATCAGAACATCAAAGTCAATGTCACATTGATCTTCAGTGCCGCTCAGGCAGTCTTAGCAGCAAAGGCTGGCGCAACATATGTCTCACCCTTCGTGGGACGCCTAGACGACCAATCTGTGGCAGGTCTAGAGGTTGTTCGTTCTATCGCTGAACTCTATCGTATTCATGGAGTGAGAACTCAGGTTCTTGCTGCTTCTATCCGAAGTGTGCAACGTGCTGTTCGTTCGTGGTACAATGGAGCTGACATCTGTACCATGCCACCAAAGGTATTTGATCAGATGTATGATCACATTCTGACTGATAAAGGTCTAGAGATCTTTGACAATGATTGGAAAGCAGTTCAAAACCAAAATTGACTTTTTAATTCCATATATCGGGGATAAAATTTCCCAGGCTTTTTTCGTTCCATAGGATTTTATAAAAATGGCAAAAGGATTTGATGTAGATGGTGTAGAGGTTGAGATTCCGGTTCAGGATATGAGTCGGCTTATCAAAAGATATAAGAAATTGAAAAAGTATGAGAAGTCAACTCTACATACCATTCAAAAACTGAATGGTGATAGAACTATCATTGACGAATTGACTGAAGAATCCGAGAATTTTGAATAACTTGACTAAATACGGTATGGGGTCTATAATAGACCTGTCGTTCATCCGAGAGATCGGACGCAAGTAAGTCGCGGAACGGAGCGTTCATCCCATGAATTACATTCTAACTTTATTACTTCTATCTACTCCATTATATGCTCGTGAGTATACTATGCCTTGCCAACATGTAAAGGAAGTTGCAGAAGTTGTATTGGAGGATCCATACCTTTCTGAAAGGGACAAAAAGATTATTCTTAGAAACCTTTTAGGTAGTCATGGTATGGGTTGTCTTTCAAGGGACGCAAACGACTAAAGGAACGGGCCTAAAAATCCAACTACTTTAGGAGTTCAACATGAACACACTTAATCTAATCAAAAAGCAGATTCAAAAAGCATCTGCACTTCACGACGCACAGATTACCCACACTTCATATCGTGGTGTTGAGTATTCTACTCGTTGTGTAACATCAAAAGATACTCATGGTACATTCTGCTACCGTGGTCGTCTTTACACCAAGTGATTCACGTAACTTAATGGACAGCGGGGTTGAGGCCCCGCTTTTTTTATGGTATGATACGTGGGAACGTCAGACACACCATGGACCAAGTTCAAATTTGGAAAGAGAGGTATGATGCTCTCACCCGATGGGTCAAGGAGAATATGCCAGAGAACGATCCTAAACTCTGCAAATGTACACCTGGAGCACTAGAATCAGTGCATCTTGGGAGGATTAAATACTTAGAAGCACAGATAGAAAAATACGAACAAGAAATTTCAATTCTCAAAATGTACCTAGAGGCCCGTGGTTATGACAACTGATCAACTTCGTGACATCCTGATCTCAGATGTTGAAGATTTTTACTGCACAAGATCAACTTATCTTATGGATTATGATCTAAAGGAACTTGACTGTCTCTTTGAGGAATTCGTTGTAGATGGTGAAGAACCTGATGAATGGTTGTTTATGAATGATATGACAAATGTCTCATAAATTCAAAGTAGGGATGTGGGCTCGTTACCGCAAAAACACGGGTGTCATTGATTTTATAGATACTGCGTACATTAGAATCAAACTACCAGCAGCGCCAGATAGAGGTAATCCACTTCTTTTGGTTTTTCCTATCCACTGGAAGGAAGTTGAAATTTTAGATGAAATTAAAAGATGACCTTTATTGTTTATTCAAAAGAAAACTGTCCACATTGCTCAAAACTCAAGCAAGTTATGGACTTGACAGAACAAAAGCATGTGGTCTATACTCTTGGCACAGATTTCACTCCAGAGGAATTTTATGAAAAATTTGGTGAGGGTAAAACCTTTCCGCAAGTAGTTATTGATGGCCAAACTATTGGAGGCTGCAGTGAAACACTCAAATACTTCCGAGAGCAGAGGATCCTCTGATTTACCACTAAATAGAGGCGTAGAACTAATCCTCAACGGAGTCAAAAACCCAAAGCAATTACTTGATCTGAACCTTAACCAAAGATTTAGATTGTTCAAAAGAGAAATTTCAATTAGTTTTGCATTTTCTTTTGACATAAAAAACCATAAAGTCTAAGAGAGGAATCATGTTAGCAGTCTCACTTGTTTTAGGAACGTTCATCTTAATAGGTGCCTTTCTCACAGGATTTATTTTTGGATGGATTATCAGAGAAAATGTTATATCATTTAATATTCCTCAAGGTCTACATCCAGAAATGTATGACGAACAAGGTGGCATTCTTCCAGATCAATTAATTGCATTTCGATTTGAAAATGGATTTGAAGACGAAGAAGAAGAAATCGACTAAAAATGGAGTTTAATTATGGCTAAAAAATTACCACCAAACCCGCTACAAACTGAAATTTTGCAAGCTGTATCCAGCGCAAAAACTAAATCAGCAAAAGTGGAACTTCTTAGGGAGTATCGCAATCCTGCTTTAGTTTCTTTGCTCATCTGGAACTTTGATGAATCTATCAAGAGTTCTGTTCCAGAGGGTGATGTACCATATACTCAAAATGATAAACCCATTGGTGATGGTATTTCTCGTCTTGGCAGTAATCAGAGAATGCTCTATAATTTTGTAGAGGGCGGAAATATCGATCTCACTCGTACTAGACGTGAGGCACTTTTTATTGAATTGCTTGAATCTCTCCACAAAGATGAAGCAGAGTTACTGTGTTTAGTAAAGGATAAAAAAATTGGAAGCAAATACAGAGTTACAAGAAACGTTATTGCCGAAGCCTATGAGGACATCCAGTGGGGAAATAGAACCTAATATGTCTTGGACTGATGAAGAAAAAAAAGCAGCAGGTTTAACATGGGTAGATGATATTGCATGGCACGATGATAAGTTTTATTGGGGTCGTAATGCAGATGGTAGTTTAATTCCAAAGTCACTTACTGATATAAACCACACGTGGACACAGGCTGAAATTGA